TGCCACGCAAGCCAACCGCACCTAAAGTTAAAAAATCTACACCTGCTAAAAAAGCAAATGTAGGTGGTTGGAATATGACCAACTATTCGACTACGCGCGCGCAACTTTACGCACCTGTAGCCCAAGACCAGCGTCGTGATTTAAGCCCCCGTGACCGCGTAGAGATGATGCGTCGCACTCGTTGGGGTGATCGCAACTCCGGTATGGTTCGTCAAATCTTAGGAGACCTTACGCAATATACAATCGGTGATGGAATCCGTCCGCAGTCTCACTGCAAGAACGCAAAACTTTACGAACAGTATTTCCATGATTGGTCTCGCAAATGCGACATCACGAACCGCTTTTCCTTTGCTCAGGCTCAGGCAATCTTACTCCGATCCGCAGCTCGAGACGGTGACTCATTCGCCATCAAAGTACGCAACGCTAGCGGAGACCCTAAGTTACAACTTGTCGAAGCCCACCGCGTAGGCAATCCATTGCCACCTGAGAAAGAGCCAGCAGGAATGCACGACGGTATGCTCTTCGGTGCTTATGGTGAATTAACAGGCTTCAATGTTTATCGCTCCGACGGCACGTCTCGCCAAGTCTTAGCGACTGCGATGATGCAGATTGTAGATATGGAATATGCTAGTGGTGCAAGAGGTGTTCCAATTTTAGCTGCATCGTGGAATGATATCCAGGACGAGATGGAACTCCTCAACTTAGAAAAACAAGGAGCCAAAGCATCTGCAGATATTTCTTTGGTTATTAATAAAGCCGGAGGACAAATCGATGACAATATGGCAACTGAGTTAGGTGCTTATGCTCCGTCGAATGGTCTCGGAAATTTAGCGACTCAAATGGGCGGTAAGATTCTCGCACTCGATGTAGGCGAATCCGTTACTAGCCTGCAATCAAATCGTCCATCACCAACTTTTGTTGGTTTCTTAAAAGCAATTCAACAGGACATTAGCCGAGGCATTCTGCCTTACTCATTTGTTACTGACTCTTCGGGCAACACAGGCCCTGGTCTTCGTCTCGATATTGCTAAGGCTGACCGCACTTTCCAGAAGTGGCAGAACTTAATCATCGAACAACTTTGCATTCCATCGTGGGGTTATATTATCGGTGACGCTATTGCGAACGGTGACTTACCCGACGATCCCGAGTGGAACAAAGTATCTTGGACAACTCCTAAGCGCGTAACCGTTGACGCAGGCCGTGAAGCAGCGAATGACCGTGCTGACATGGAACTCGGTTTAATTTCGATGTCAGAACTTTACGCACAACGCGGTTTAGACTTCCGCAGTGAAATGGCAAAGCGAGCAGAGGATATGTCCTTTATCGTAAACCTTGCCAAGACAACCGGCATTCCTGTTGAGATGCTTTATAAGCCTACCAACATTCAACCTGGTACACTCGCACCTTTAGCACCTAACGCTTACGTCGACCCTGAAGATGATAACTCTTCACCCGATGCACTCATCAATCAAAATGAAGACCCTGAACAAGACTAATTTACAATGAGATTTATCAACAAAGCACTTAATGGTCGTAGCCCGATGCTCATCGACCCGGTAATCGCAAAGCAATATGCTGTCGACGCTGAGAAGTTTGGCTTCACAGATTTAATCGCACAGGTCTTCGGTGAAATGCCCAAGCCTTACAAGGTCGGCTCTTACGGAGTCGTGCCAATCGTCGGCCCTATCGGTAAAGGATTAACTCCTTTCGAGCGCATGACTGGTGCTAGCGATTTAAATTTAGTATCTGCTCAAATCGACGCATTCCTCGCTGACGCTGAAGTGCAGACAATCGTTTTTCATATCGACTCGCCCGGTGGTGTTGTCGGTGGTGTCGAAGAAGTCGCTCGCAAAATTGCAAACTCATCGAAGCCCACAATCGCTTACACTGACGGCATGATGTGTTCCGCAGCTTACTGGCTAGGCTCGTCTGCTGATCGCGTAATCGCCAGCCCTTCAGCTGATGTCGGTTCAATCGGTGTCTATATGAATTTAATCGATGTGTCTCAGGCCTACGCTGATATGGGCGTTAAAGCCGTAGTGATTAAATCATCAGCCACGCCTTACAAGGGTGCTGGTATCGAAGGCACAAGCCTAAGCACTGAACAGATTGCTTACTTCCAAAACGAAGTGGACGCAATTTATGCTGACTTTGTAGCGTCCGTTAAAACTAAACGCAAGATGGCTTCGGATGACGCGATGAAAGGTCAGTCGATGTCTGGTAAGATTGCCTCGTCGATGGGTCTTCTCACAGGTCTTAGCGATTCACTTTCAGAATTATTAAATGCAAGCACTCCTAAAAATAACGGTGGAATGACTGCTAAGAAAGTTTCGGCTATCAGCATTAAAAAGAAATCAGACGAAGTGTCCGACGAAGTCTTAGCCTTGTTGACTCCTCGCCAAAAAGAAATGATTGATGGATATAATGATGTCGAAGAAGTTTTCGGAATGTTTAAACAGGATAGCAGTCCTGACGGCGCTCATTACTCTGCCGTTTCTCCTTTTGCTAGCACTGGCTTACTTTGCCAGAACTGCGTATTCTACCGTGGCCCTCGTGGTTGCGGACTTGTTGAGGGAGATATTGACCCTAACGGTATTTGCAAACTTTGGGTAATCCCTGGTTCGCTGATCAAGGAGTAATTTGACCAATCACGCAAATATATGAACGGAACAATCGAAGAACAACTCATCAAAGCCGTTGCTGATTTAACGTCTGCAACTGCTGAACGTGACGAACTACGCGCGAACTTAGAAAACGCCGTAGCCAAAGAAGCCTCTGATTTCAAAGCAACTCTCGAGCAAAACGCTTCGCTCGTAATTGAACGTGACGCACTAGCCAAAGAAAAGGCTGAACTCGTTGCACAGATCGCTGAACTTCAAACTAAGAATGTTACCGCTTCTGTTGAAGCTGCAAAGATTGCTTCTTCAGTCGGTGTTAACCCTGTCGAACTTTCTCCTAGCGATAAATCTGACGAACCCGTTAAAGCAGTGAATCACCTCGAAGTGTTCCTGGCTATGGACATGGGTGCTGAACGATCCGCATATTTTGCAAAGCATAAGAACGAAATCATTCGTTCAATCTAATTTTCTCTAACCACTAATTACTAAATAAACTACTATGGCTAATTCCATCGCAACAGCACCATCGATTCTCGCTGAATCCGTGATCGCTTCAATCAAAGGCAAACTCCCTGCCCTTAAGTCCTTCTCCAGCGTGTTCAGCACTCTCGAAGGAACTGCCGGCAAGTCTGTCTTCGTTCCTTTAATCGGAACTTCAACTGCATCAGAATTTGGTGCTTCTGGCTACCTCAGCCAAGATGACGCAACTCTCGCAGGCGTAACTGTAACCCTCAAGCACTTCAAAGTCTCGAGCCGTTTCAGCCCTCTGGACGTTAAGTCTTATGGCGCTCAATACCTCGTTAACGCTTTCACTCCTACCGCTTCAAACGCTATCGCTGAAGCTTGTATGGCAGAAATCAGCGCACTGATCACCAACGCTAACTACTCGTCTAACGCAGTAACTGGTGCTGGTCTCTCCTACTCTGAAGTCGTTACCGCTAAAGGTGTACTCGACGCAGCTAAGGCTAGCGACACTCGTGCCTTAATCGTTAACCCAACTTACGCTAACAACCTCTTAACTGACGCTCAAATTGCAGCTGCTTACGCTCTCGGTGCTCAAGTAATTCAGTCCGGTCAAATCGGTCAAATCGGTGGTATGTCCGTCTATCAGTGGTCTTCACTTCCTACCAATAGCGAAAATCTCGCAGGCTTCGCTTGTGGTTCTGACGCTATCGCTGTAGCCTCTGGTCTGCCTCTCGCTGAAATCCCAGGATTTGAAACCGCATCGGCTATCGACACTGACACTGGTCTCGGAATTCAAATCCTCATGGGTCAAGAGCAAAGCGGTTACTACAACGTGACAGCAACCCTGCTCTTCGGTGCAGCTAAAGGTCGCGCTACTTCCCTCACTCGCTTACTCACTGCCTAATCCGCAGTCGTAACGACGAGAAAGACCCCCCTCTGAAAAGTCGGGGGTTTTTTGTTGCCTGACACTTTACCCGTACCCGCCATCAAAACGCTTCTGAGGGCTTCTGAGACCCCTTTACGACCCAATCCCGAGATTGACATAGGACGCAATTTATATGGACGCAAACCTGAACGCGATGATGTTAGCCGATGCCCTCGACATTGTAGACGAGATTGGCTTGCCTGTAGTCATTAACGGAACGACCTATCAATGTTCGGTCTCGGACGCAGTCCTCACTCAGTCGCTCGAAAGCGGTGGCCTGATGGATCAGATTAGTACCCTCATCAAAATCCCTGCCACGACTAGCAATCTCACCAAGCGCAATACCGACTTCGCAATCGGCAAGACCGCAACCTGGGAAAGTAATGTCTACCGTATCACCGGAACTTCTTGGAAGACTGGATCGGCTTGGATTCAACTCACTGTCCGTGATGTTAACCAGCGATAAATGGGTTTTGAGAACTCAGATTTAAAGGTATACATAAATCGCAACCTCTTAGAAGGATTGCAAAGGTCTTTTGAGTATTATAAATTTGAGACGCGTCAGATTGTTGAGGATGTTTTAAAAGAAGAATCAGCCCTAACTGCGCGTGAAGCTATGGTTTATACTCCACCGATGGATGGAAAAAGTGGAGGTAAAGGAGATACTAAGACTGCACAAACTTGGGGAAATTTTGCTGTAGAATATGATATTTTATCTGTTGTGACTTATGAAAATAAAGCACTTGCAGCTTCTGTTGGCCCAGAAGGCGATGCTAAAAAATTTGCAAAATGGAAAAGTGGTATTCGTCCAAAAAAGCCTGGTATCATTCAAAAGATTTACGACGATGAAAACTATGATAGAGCATATAATAAATCAAAACAATTATTACATCACAATAATAAGTTAAATGTTTTAAAAACCCAAATGCAGATAAAATTAATTCATGATTCAAAACGCATGAATTACCGCGGTCGCATTCGTAAAAATAATAGAGCAAAAGAATTACCTGCTTTAGCAAATCCTAAAGAATTAAATGAATATATTGAAAAACGCCAAGAACGAGTTGGGTGGATGAAGTCAGGATGGTACGACGCTATTAAAAAGATTGGCCCTGCAACAATTAATGGAATGCCTAAAAACTTTGGTTTAAAAGATTTACCACAATTTATTACGCGTCATTCTAATGGAATGGGACAAGTTGGTATAAATATGGTTCAAGGTGCAGGTGGTAAATCATCTATAGTTATTAAAAATAGTATAGGTAATATATTCGGAGTTGCCTACCAGGCTAACACATATTTAAGAGTTATTTCTGCACGATCAGGTAAAATGAAAAGAAGAATGGAATATTTTCAACGCGCAGCTATAGCAAAATTTAAAACAAAAAAATCATAACAATGGGAACTAAATCACCACTCAACATCACCGAAGATGCTTGTGCTTACGCTTTATCGCAAGCCACCGAGTTAGCCGGCATGACAATCTACAAAGGGCAGTCTTCATCGACGCTCGAACTGCCTTCGATTATTGTATCGTGCGAGAGCCTTAACTTTCCGAACGAGATCCCACGCGGATCTGGGAACTATATAGCTCAGGTTAAAATTGGGGTCTTCACTTCCATCGACGGTGCATCAGCCTTAGCAAACCATCGCAACGTCTGTCAGATTGTAATGTCTGTAATGGACAACGTAACTAGCGTTAAAGCGGGCTTCACGAACGGTGGGGACGCTACGGCCTATGACTCCTTGATGACCTCAATCGACACTGGGCAAGGTGATCGAGCGTTTATGACCTCGATAAATTATAACGTAACCCTGGTATTGTCAGCAGTTTGACTTTTACTGCATAATTAAACTACCATGCCATCAACCGTCGTCACTAAAGGAACTGCATTTATCTATGGTGTCGCAGGCACTGTAACATCTTTGACCGTTCAATCCTACACTGTTTCGACTTCGTTCGCTAAGACCGACGAGGCTATGGATGCAAACGGACAAGTAGTCGGTGTACGTATGTCTGACAAACGCCAGAATCTTTCAATCGAAGGCTTAGTGCCTTCAGCTTATAGCGGTGCAATCGGTGATAACTTATCATTCACTGGCAACACCATCGCTTTTGCTGGTCATATCACGAACATTGAAGAACGCGGAACGAACAATGGTTTTATGCGCGTCTCGATTACTGCTATCGACTACGAAGCATTCTAAAGAATAACACTCTTCACTTCTGGTGAATAAGGCGTAGGATTCGGCTCATGGCTGACCTACGCTTTTTAGCATCCTGTATTGTCCCGAAGCGAACACGCATTCTAGGC